GTCCCAGTTGCTGTGTTCACTCTCCCCGACACCTGCTGGACGGAGAACTACTTTATCCCGCAGAGATCCAGACGAGAAGAATTCTTGAAACAGCATGCCGGAAACAGGACCGTCGAGGATTTCGTCGGATTCATGAAACGCGAGGAAGACCTGTATTCGAAATACAGCCGATACTACGGGTATGTATTCTATATCGGCAAGAAAGTTTGAAACCAACACACCTCTGCCATGTTCAAAGCGCTTCCACAAAGACAGCTTCAACCCTAGCAAGACCTTTCTCGGAAGTCGCTTTGGGCTGTTATACGAAGAACTAAAAAAGGCCGAGGCCCAGTACAAGAGATGCCTGCTCACGACCATCAAGTCGGCGGCCGAGAGCCGGGCGTAGTACTGGACGGCGGCGGCCTGGCTGCTCGAGCGCAAGTACCCCATGGAGTACGGCAAGATGGAGCGCAAGGCAGAGGAGGCCGACAACGCTCCGGTGCAGCTGACGCTCGGGCTCGTCATCGAGCCCATGCCGACGACTCCGACGGCGAGGGCGGTGGTTCCGAGTGACCAACGTCTCCGACTTCGTCATCCCCAGATTCCACCCGGTGCTCGGCGATGTGATGGCCCACGGCCACACGCACTACTGGCTGCCTGGCGGACGTGGGTCCACGAAGAACTCGTTCATCTCCATAGCTATCGTTCTTCTCATCATTGCCAACCCGAAGGCGAACGCGGTGGTGGTGAGGCGCTTCTCCAACACCTTGCGCGATTCCGTCTACCAGCAGATCCAGTGGGCAATCGAGGTGCTTGGCCTTGAGGGCGTCTTCCGCTGCCGCGTTTCTCCCATGGAGATCACCTACACCCCTACCGGGCAGCGCATCGTGTTCCGCGGGGCGGACGATCCTCTCAAATTGAAGGGCGTGAAGTTCACCAAGGGCTATTGCTCGGTGGTTTGGTTCGAGGAGCTTGACCAGTTCGAGGGCGTAGAGGCCGTTCGTTCCATCCTCAACTCTTTGCGCCGTGGCGGCGATCGCTTCTGGATCTTCTATTCCTACAATCCGCCGAAGACGATGTGGAGCTGGGTGAACGTGGAGCGGCTGGAGCGCGTGAGGCGTGACGATACCCTTGTGCGCGGTTCTTCTTACCTCGATGTGATAGAGACGCATCCCGACTGGCTTGGCGCACCCTTTGTTGAGGAGGCCGAGTACCTGCGCGACACGAACGAGCAGGCATGGCGTTGGGAGTACCTGGGCGAGATCACCGGGACCGGTGGCGCCATCTTCGACAACGTGCACGAGGCGAAGCTTTCCGACTCTCGCATCCGCACCTTCCAACGCATCCGCAATGGCGTGGACTGGGGCTGGTTCCCGGATCCGTGGCGGTTCGTCCGCTGTGCCTGGGAGCCTGACGCTCGGCGCCTTCTCGTCTTCGAGGAGCACTCAGCGAACAAGATGATGCCGGCGGAGACGGGCAAGATCGTGGTGGATTCTCTCACCTTCCCTGACGAACAGGGCGCGGAGGCGTACTTCCACGATCAGATCGTCTACTGCGACGACACGCCTGATTCCAAGGTGCAGATGAACGTATGGAGGCGCGAGCTTGGCATTCGCGTGCATGCGGCGCGCAAGGCCAGGATGAGGCGCTTGTCTTACGAGTGGCTGGCGGGGTTGCGCGAGATCGTGATCGACCCCGAACGCTGCCCGCTAACCTTCTCCGAATTCACCTTGAAGGAGTTCGAGAAGGACAAGGAAGGCAACTGGATCGATGAGATCCCAGACGGCAATGACCATTCCATAGACGCTGTTCGCTATGCCATGATGGACGACGTATTGCGAGGTTAGGCAATGGCTTTTCTCATCGTTATTCTCGCCACTCTTATTGCCGTCGGCATCTGCGCTCTTCTCGCCATACTCGAGCTCATGCGGCTTTTGGCGTGCGCCTTGGTGACGCTGGCTCTTCTCGCCCTTATCGGCGCATAGCCTGTTCTGTCGCCTTGATCGCACCCTGGCAGTGGATTCTGACGACGCGGTTCTCGTCGGCCTCGGATAGCTTCTGCAGCTCCTCGATGTAGGGAACGACGAGCTCCGGCCGGCGCTTGCCGAGGACGCGGAAGATCTCGGGTGCCTCCATCCTCACCTTGTCATTCTCATCGTAAAGAAGCTGCTCGAACATGGGCATGCTGCCTTCGTAGATGTCCGGCGTATTGGTGGCGATGTTCTCCGATGCCCAGATGAACGCGAGCCTGACCTTCGCTTCTTCGTCACCCGCAAAGCGGAAGAGACTTGCCCAGTACTGCTCTATCGCCTGACAGTCGACTCGTCCAATCCTGCCAAGGGCATTGAGGGCACGCTCGCGCAGGAGCGGAACGGGGCTGTCCAAGAAGGCTGCTATTCTCGGCACTTCTCCCCGCGCCGATCGAGGATGCGCAAGGCCCATCTCACCGAGGAGCCAGAGGGCCTTCGCCTGGATCTTCACCGACTCATGGGAAAGGAGAGACGAGACGTACGGGATGCTCTTCTCCCATTTCGCCTTGTCGTTGGTCAGCTGACCAAGCTCTTTGTAGAGTTCCGATTCGCCCAACGCGGCTTCTCCTTTGCGCTTGCTCTTCTCGGAATTTTAAGGCACAGGGCTTGTTGTGACGCGGGCGGACACTTCACCTTGCCTATTCGCACGGTTGAAGGAGGTTTCCGCATGAGCACTAATGGCCTGGATGAGTACTGGGTGCCGGAGCATGTGAAGGACTATCTGCGCAAGCTCGGGTTTGTCCTTCCCCTGGACGACATGGAGCCGTGGATCCGCTCGTGGGATGACTGGATGAGTGCCAGGGGCGAGTTCTACGATTACCGCGACAAGGACGGCATGGGGCGCGTGTATGCGGTTCACCGTAGAAGCATCCACCCAGCGATGAGGGTCTGCAAGGAATGGGGCTCTCTTCTCCTCAACGAAGAGGTCAAGGTTGTCTGCGATAACCAGAAGGTCACCGACTGGATCAACACGTTCTTCTCGTCCACCAACTTCATGAACGCGGCGCAGGCTACCGTGGTGCGTGCATTCGGGCTCGGCACTGGCGCCTGGGCGTTGTGGCTCGACCTGGACAAGAGGAAGGTTCGCATCCGGCACTACGACGCCCGTATGGTCATTCCCCTGAGCTGGGACGAGGACGGGATCTCGGAGTGCGCCTTCGTCACGCGGGCCTTCTACCGTGGCAAGGCCGTGGACCAGCTGCAGATGCACCTGCGCGGTGGCATGGGCTTCTCGGCGGACCTTTCCCCATCTTCACCCTCCCACGAGAGCGAGGGTGCTCTTCTCGCCAATGAGAGCGAGGAGACGTACAGGATCGTCACCGTGTGCTTCGACCATGAGGGCAACGAGCTCGCGCCTGCGGGCATCCTCCCCATATACGACACCGGCTGTCCTTTCCCCACCTTCGGTATCGTGAAGCCGGCTGTCACCAACACGCGCGTGGATATGTCGCCCTATGGGCAGAGCGTTTTCGCGGATGCTGTCGATGCCGTCCAGGCGGTGGACCTCACCTTCGACGCTCTTATCAACGAGATCGACCTGAGCAAGATGAGGGTGTTCTTGTCGGACGTCCTATTCGATAGAGAGCAGGACGGGAACAAGAACGTCACCATCCCGTTCGGCAAGCAGGACTGCACCGTCTTCCGCAAGGTCATGAGCACGGAGGACACGATCCAGGAGTTTGCGCCGGCGCTGCGCACGAGCGGCCAGATCGAGGCGTTCCGCGTGGCCCTGCAGATGCTCGGCGACCTGACCGGCTTCGGCATCAGCTACTTCGACATGGACGAGTCCCGGGGGTACGTGAAGACGGCCACCGAGGTGAGCTCGGACAATTCCGCACTCATGCGCAACATCCGCAGGCACGAGAACAGCCTGGAGGGCTCGATCGTCTCGATAGCCAGGGCCGTCATGCATGCGTCGCGATCCTTTGGCGAAGGCATCCCCGACGAGGGAGAGGTGCGCGTGCAGTTTGACGACAGCATCATCCAGGACACGGCCGCGGAGAAGGAGCAGGACATGCGCGAGGTGGGCGTCACCATGGGCGCCTGGGAGTATCGCATGCGATGGTATGGGGAGGAAGAGTCTGTCGCACGCGCCAGGGCGGCGGAGATCGGCACGAGCAAGGGCAAGGAATGAAGGATCTACTCGGCCTCGAGCTCGATCCTCTCGTCGTCGCGCACGAGCTCGACCTTGTAGCCGCACGCCTGGGCGATCTGGACGAGGGTGTCGGTGCGTGGGTAGCTCCCACGGGATATCAGGGCGGAGAGGTACATGCGGGACTTGCCGAGGGCCTGGGAGACGCCCACGACGCCCTGGCCGCTCTTCTCGCACATGTGCTTGACGGCATCGGTGATCCTCATGCCCTGGCTCCTCTCGTCCGGTGTTCCCATACAGTCTATCCCAGCTGGGAGGGATTAGCAATATGTAATCTCTGTGGAGGGGTGATTAGCACTTGATAATACTCTGGCCTGGCCTTATTATATTATCAGTTGCTAATCTCTACCGATTGGAGGACACCATGACCACCGCGACCGCCACAGCCTTCAAGCTCCCCGACCTGGACACCGTCTACCACTGTGAGGGGCTCGGCACCATGACCCTGAGCCAGATGCTCGACGGCGTCGACCCCGATCTCATCCCCTCCGACCAGACCATGTACGAGGATCTGCTGTGGGCCTTCGGCGCCTGGGAGAGCCTGGAGGAGATGAACGCGGCGATGGCCACGCGGGTGTACGTCACGAGCGCCGACGGCAGGGTGGGCTTCAGGCTGGTCAAGTAGCCGGCGCCGTCACAACCGAATACGCGATCACCTGGGGGCGGCCTGCGGGTCGTCCCTACTGCGTTGCGGCCGCGGCCGATGGCTCTGCCGCCGGGCCGTGCGCACAGACCACGCAAGCGCAGCGTTATCGAGGGTTGCCCGCGCCATGGGCCCGGCGGCAGATAAACCCGACAACGTGACGCTCACGATCTTGGAGACGGTCAGCGACGGAACGTTCGCAGGTTCGTCGGCTGGGATACGGTCGTAATCCTCAGGCACACGGTCTTCTAGGCACCTTCGGCCCTCTCATCCTGCTCGCTCTTTTCACCACGTCACGGTCTTCTCACCAGCTCAATCCAGCGCTTTGTCGCAACCGTTGCCATCTGTTGGGTTCCGTTGCGTCATGCGGTGATAGAATGTATGCATTGTTATTGCATTTTGCTTCGAGGACGAAGGAGTCCCATGAAGTACTCAGAGCTAGTGGAAAGCGGTGCCACCGAGGCCAAACGGCAGGACTTTCTTGCCGAGGGTGAGCAGACGCCCATCACGCTCCGCGTTCCGAAGAACCTCAAGGACGCTGCGGCCGAGGCCGCGCGACTTCGCGGTGTCAGCTTCTCCGCCTTCATCCGCAACTGCATTATCAACGAGCTTGCGGGGAGGTCGTAGCCTATGGCTCCACAGGTTAAGTCACGACAGCGTGTTCAGGACCACGGTGAGGTCTTCACCAACGAGCGCGAGGTAAACGCCATGCTGGACATGGTGAAGCAGGAGACCGAGCGCATCGAGTCACGGTTCCTCGAGCCCGCATGCGGCGACGGCAACTTCCTTGCCGAGGTGCTTCGGCGCAAGCTTGCGGTCGTGAACGCACGGTACCGGCGCTCGCTTTCAGGTTGAGCTGCTTCACGACAACGCGGTCGCGTGCCGGGAACGGCTCTTCTCAATCGTCGAAGACGACTACATGCGGGTATGCAAGAAGAAGCCGACGCCCGGCTTCCTCGACGCCATCCGCTACGTACTTGAGCGCAACATCCTCAACGGCAACGCATTATCACTCAAGCAGGTGGACGAGAACGGCAATGACACGGATGAGCCGATCATCTTCTCGGAATGGTCCATCGTCACCGGCGACAAGGTAAAGCGCCGCGACTTCCGGCTGGACGAGATGCTTGAGGGAAGCGCCGACCAGGTGCAGTTCTCACTCTTCGGCTCAAGCGGCACGCCCACTTCCGAATGGGAGCTTGACCCTGAGACCGGCGCGATGATTCCTAAGCCCATCTGGGAGTACCCGATGGTGAGCTTCTACGAGGTGCAGAACAATGAGTAGCCTATTCGAGACGACTTATAACCCAGACGTGCTGAGCTGCATTGCCAACCTCAGTAACGATGAGGTTTTTACGCCACCCGAGCTAGCCAACGACATGCTAGATTTGCTCCCTCAACGTTTATGGAGCGACCCGAACGCGACTTTTTTAGATCCGGCATGTAAATCGGGGATTTTTCTACGCGAAATAGCCAAGCGGTTAATACGGGGCCTAGAAGATGCCTATCCTGACTTGAGCGAGCGTCTAGAACACATCTATAGAAAGCAGATCTATGGAATCGCTGTTACTGAGCTAACCAGCCTACTCTCAAGACGCAGCTTATATTGCTCTAAATACCCTAATAGCATCTATTCGGTTGTAAGGTTCGATAAAGCAGACGGTAACGTACGCTATGTTCGTTCTGAACACGAATGGTATGCAGGTAAATGCACCAAATGTGGTGCGACTCAAGACGCATACGAGCGTGATGAAGCGCTCGAGCAGTATGCGTATGAGTTTATACACATTGATGACCCTAACGAGGTGTTCGATATGAAATTCGACGTTATTGTCGGTAATCCGCCCTATCAACTTTCAACCGGACAGGGCCAGAGCCAAGCTAAGCCTGTGTATCATCACTTTATCGAACAGGCAAAGAAGCTCAATCCACGTTATCTCGTCATGATTACGCCGTCACGTTGGATGGCAGGCGGAATGGGTTTGAATGCTTTTCGAGAAGCAACGCTTAAAGACCGGCATATAAAGCGAATGGTCGATTATTCGCTATCGACGGAATGCTTTCCCGGTGTTGATATCGCCGGTGGTATTAACTACTTCCTTTGGGACCGTGAATATGATGACGACTGCGAATACACGTATATAGATGGCGGACATAGCGAGACTCGCTCACGAAAGCTAAACCAATATCCGATCTATGTTAGGAATAATCTGGCTATACCAATTGTTGAAAAGGTTCTAGCTAAAGGCGAAGAATCGATTTCGACGATAATGTCGTCACTGGGACCTTTTGGTCTTGGGACGGCTGAACGAGGGGTAAAGACCGATAATGGTAATTGCTACGTATTGCTCTCAAGCGCTGGGCGAAGCTTTATAAAGCAAGAGAGAGTAAAAAGCGGCGCAGAGTACATATCAAAGTGGAAGGTAATACTCGGCAAGGCAACATCCGCTGGCGCCGCTACTGCGGACAGTTCAGGCATGAGAAAAGTAATCGCGACACTGGATATTCTAGAGCCTAATGCAGTCTGCACATTCTCTTACTTTATTGGCGGTGCTTTTGACACCAAAGAAGAAGCTGTCAATTGTCTGAATTACCTAGCCACTAAATTCGCGAGATTCCTTCTGCTGCAAGGGCTTACAGGCATCAATATCAATAAGGAGAAATTCATTTTCTTGCCGCTTCAAGACTTTACGAAGAGCTGGGACGATGCCACGTTGTATAGGAAGTACGGCTTGCTCGATGAAGAGGTAGACCTTATTGAAACAATGATTAAGCCGATGGCCGCGGGAGTCCAGGATGATGAATAGAGACTTCTTTCCAGATCGCCCTGATGCACAACCGATTATCTATGCCTATTGTGAGCCGAATAACTACCAGCTCAAGGGCATGCTCAAAGTCGGTTACACGAGCCGCACCATTGACGAGCGCATGCACGAGCACTACCCGACGCTCAAGCCGGGAGACAAGCCTTACGAGGTCGTGTTCACCGCACCTGCCATGCGCACCGATGGCACGACTTTCATGGATCACGAGGTGCATGACAACCTCGAGCTGAACGGGCGAAAGCGCCTGCGCGACAAGGACGGCAAGAAGACTGAATGGTTCCGCTGCTCCGTAAACGACGTCCGCGCCGCCTACATAGCTGTTCGCGACCGGGCCGAGAACGTCGAGCGTCGCACGCGGGACTTCAAGATGCGCCCCGAGCAGGAGGCGGCCGTCCACAAGACGGAAGCCTACTTCCGCTCCATCGAAGACGAGGGCGGCGCACGCACCCCGAAGTTCCTGTGGAACGCGAAGATGCGCTTCGGCAAGACGTTTGCCGCCTACGAGCTCGCCAAGCGCATGGGCTTCGAGCGGGTGCTCATCCTGACGTTCAAGCCGGCCGTTCTGGCCGCCTGGGAGGAAGACCTGCTGACGCATGTGGACTTCGAGGGATGGCAGTTCATCAGCCGCCCGAAAGAGCCGAACAAGCCCGACATCAGCCAGCAGTACGAGAAGGCCGATAAGAGCAGGCCGATCGTGTGCTTCGGCTCGTTCCAGGACTTCCTCGGCCGCGAGGGCGGCCGCAACGGGCGCATCAAGGCGCATCACGCCTGGGTGCGCGAGGAGGATTGGGACCTGGTCATCTTCGACGAGTACCACTTCGGCGCATGGAACGAGAACAGCCAGACGCTCTTCGTCCAGGAGGAAGAGGACGAGCGCGACACGCACGAGGTCGACGACACCCGCCTGGGACGCGTGAACACCGGAAACGAGGTCAACGAGGGCGACCTTCCCATCTTCACCAAGTACTACCTGTTCCTGTCGGGAACGCCTTTCCGGGCGCTGAACTCCGGCGAGTTTATCGAGGAGCAGATCTACAACTGGACGTACTCGGACGAGCAGTCGGCAAAGGACGCCTGGCCTATCGAGCACCCCGGCAAGCCGAACCCCTACGAGGCGCTGCCGCGCATGGTGATGCTGACCTACCAGATACCCGAGGAGATTCGCAAGGTCGCCCTCGGCGGCGAGTACAACACGTTCGATCTGAACGCTTTCTTCGAGGCGAAGGGCAACGGGAACGATGCCGAATTCGTGCTCAAAGACTATGTGCAGAAGTGGCTCGACCTGATACGTGGCGCCTACAAGCCGACGACCGTCGATGACCTCAAGCTGGGCGGCGACCGTCCGCCGATGCCCTACAGCCACGCACGCCTGCTCAAGGTGCTCAACCATACGCTTTGGTACCTGCCGCGCGTGAATGCCTGCTACGCCATGCGCAACCTGCTCCGCGAGCCGCAGAACGCGTTCTTTCACGACTACACGATCAACGTTTGCGCTGGCACCGAGGCCGGCATCGGCATGGCCGCGCTCGACAAGGTGCGCGAGACCATGGAGGACCCGCTGCACTCGCAGACGATCACTCTCACGTGCGGCAAGCTGACCACCGGCGTGACCGTGAAACCGTGGACCGGCATCTTCATGCTCACCAACATGCGCAGCCCCGAGACGTACTTCCAGGCCGCGTTCCGCGTGCAGTCGCCCTGGACAGTGGAGAACGACGCGGGCAAGACCGAGGTCGTCAAACAGGAGTGCTACGTCTTCGACTTCGCGCTCGACCGCGCGCTGCGCATGGTGTCCGACTACAGCTGCCGCCTCAAGGTTGACGAGAACGTGGGGCCCGAGCAGAAGGTCGGCGAGTTCATCAACTTCCTGCCCGTGCTGGCATATGACGGCTCGACGATGCACCAGGTGAGTGCCGCCGAGATCCTGGACATGGCGATGGCCGGCACGTCGGCGACCCTGCTGGCGAGGCGCTGGGAGTCGGCGCTGCTCGTGAACGTGGACAACGACACGCTGCGGCGTATCCTCGACAACCCCGAGGCCATGCGGGCAATTATGAGCATCGAGGGCTTCCGCGCCCTGGGCTCCGACATCATCGAGACGATCGTGAACAAGTCGGAGGCCGTGAAGAAGGCCAAGCGTGAGAAGGAGAACCTGACTCCCAAGGAGAAGCGCGAGCTCACCGAAGAGGAGAAGGAGTACAAGAGCAAGCGCAAGCTCGTTCAGGAGAAGCTCATAAAGTTCGCCACACGCATCCCGGTGTTCATGTATCTCACCGACTACCGCGAAGAGACATTGAAGGATGTCATCACGCAACTGGAGCCCGGGCTGTTCAAGAAGGTCACTGGTCTCTCCGTGGCTGACTTCGAGCTGCTGGTTTCACTTGGCGTATTCAACGATTCGCGCATGAATGATGCCGTGTACAAATTCCGCCGCTACGAGGACTCGAGCCTTGTCTACGCAGGCGTGAACCGACACGAGGGTGAGCGTATTGGCCTGTTCGACACCTCACTTACAGAGTTCGAATACATGGCCATGGCGCAGGAGGAGTCCATGGTGGCCCCGAATGGGTTGGCCGCACACTCGGCTGGCACGACTACGGGACGCAGGAGTGCAGCACCGAAGCCTGCTGGCAAACCTTCCGCGACCAAGCCCACTGCGAAAAGCACGGGTGCGACGGAGCCGACGGCCAAGGCAGCGTCAACGCGGACGACGTCGTCCAGCAAGCGCATCGACCGTGCAGATACCCGCGCCACCGCAAAACCTGCGGCTCAACCCGCAAGGCGCGACTGGATCGTCGATATGCTCGATGACATGGGCCTCAAGTATCTCGACATGCGCGGCAAGCAGGGGTGCCTATGGGTATATGGCGCCAACGAGCTATCGCCACGCATGAAGGAGCTCGACGAACGCGGCGCGACTTTCAAGCTGAGCCGCAACGGCGGGCGTGCGACCAACGGGCACTCCGCCTGGTGGCTGCGCGACTATCCCGAGCAGCGCAAGGAGGAGCCAAAGCCCGAGCCTGCGGTGACGCAGGAGCAGCTTGACGAGCTGGAGCCAGGTGACACCGTGTTCCACAAGGCATTCGGCTACGGGCGCATCATCGATATTGACGACTCGTACATCGAGGTGACGTTCGACAGCGACAACAAGAAGAAGAAACCATCGAGGAAGTTCATGTTCCCGAGTGCGTTCTTCCAGGGATTGCTGCAGATTGGATAGGTGCATATGGTTTCAACTGGACGAATAGTCCAACAACCAGTCAAGGTTGACTTCCACATTCACTCAGCAGCCTCTGCGCACAAAGACGGGCAGAAGGTTAAAGACGGCACAGTCGAAAACATTGACGTTCTCTTCGACAAGCTTGAAGAGAACGGGGTCAATATGGCCGCAGTTACCGATCATGATGTCTTTGACTACGCGATATACGATGCACTATGCGGAAAGGTTAATGAAGCACAGGCATTACAGCGAGTGCTTCCTGGCGTAGAGTTTACTGTCTGCTTCAAGACTGACGATGGCGAAAAGCCCGTACACGTTGTCACTTTGTTTGATGACTCCAAGCCGGAGCTTGTTAAGACCATCGCAGATGCCATACCAACCAAAGATGGCAGGCCCAAATACGATGCCGAAGCATCTTTCAGCGAAGACACTTATTGGCGCATCATTCGGAAAATAGGCCTGGATATCGTTGCGATTGCTCATCAGAAAAACTCCCCATCCTCATCTCGCAAAAGAAAGAACGATGCAAACAGCGTGGGCGACGAACTCTTCAACGAATTCTTGTTTATCGAATACTTCGAAGCTTACGAATACAAAAACCGACGCAACGAGCTCTTCAATAAGAACTACTCTTACACGAGTGACCAGCGGGAACGCCTGCGATTTATTACCGGCTCTGACTGCCATGTGTGGAGTGTTTATCCAGATTACGATGAGCATCCAAACCCAGCCGACTGCGATTTCGCATACACCTACCTCAAATGTCTTCCAACATTCAGGGGTCTGGCGATGGCTGTTACCGACTTATCGCGCATCAAGACCATACCGAGCTTCTTTAGCGGCTCCTCTAGTACCCTTGACGCAATTGAACTCTCATTGGGCGGAATAGATATCTCCATACCCCTTTCACCAGGAATCAATGCGATTATTGGTGATAATTCGATTGGCAAATCGTCTCTGCTTAATGCGCTCAATGAATATCGAGGCGTCAATGCGAAGGTTAAAAACGGGCAATCCAATTACTTAGAAACATGTGGCCTGCTCCTTCGAACTTGTCTTAGGGAAGACCATGTGCTCGAATTCGATGGGCAAGACTCCATTAGGAAGAAGTTTGAGGGTCTAACAGACGGCAAACGAAGAAAACAACTCGAAGCTCATTTTCCTGATCCGGTTGAACCCTCATCATACAGGAGCTTCGCGCTTGGGCAGTTTAAAAAGTACATTGCTGCATTAAGGTGCTCATGCGAATACCAGAAGGCCATTGCCGCCCTTAGCTCATACGAGATTCCAGAAGAAGAACCGCTCTCGGCACCGCAAAGCATCACCTTTGACAAAGCCATAACGCTGGATGACGCGTCGCCTCACAACAAGTTCATCGGTGATGTGCGTAACCCGCGAATACAGGCAAGCAATTGCCTAGAGCTACATGAAAGCATCCTTACCGACGAAGATCGCAAGGATTTCACTATCGCTATTGCCGCATTCAAGAGAATCGAGCAGAGGCACCAATCTATAGTTGATCACATCAATCTTGAGACACGGGTAGCAAACAAACTAGTGGATGCTGTTACCGCACGTGAAAACTTGCAAAGCCAAGTCACCACCGATGCCCAGAAGGCACAGACGGCCTATCTACGAGCAATCGACAGGATAGGCAGTCAAATTGCCAGCGCAGTAATGCGAGAGCAGCAGTTGACTGACTTTATATTCGACTTTGAGCCCATGGCTACAGAAGCCAATGTTAATCCTGTTGGTGAACTGCAATTTGTATGCAAGCTTGAGATCGACGCAATAACACCTGCGTTGCTAACGGAGATACTTGACGGAATCATAAACAAGCGCAAAAGAATCAATCTACGTACAGCTAGCTATGAAAGCGTCAGAGATTCCATAAATGGGTACCCCGAGGAAAACGACGACCCGCTTGGTGTACTAGAAGAGAAGTTCACCGCTGCATTAGATGCGAGGCTGAAACAAACGATGGCTATCAATCGTGAGGGCGACAACGTATTTCAGGAGCTATCGAGAGGCTATAACGCACAGATGTATTTCGCTTTGATGGCTGACAGGTCCGCAGGTGATGGCATCTACATTGTTGACCAACCGGAAGACCAAATATCACAGCGAGCAATCAAAGAGGCTGTTCTTGGAGAATTTCGCGACATAGCCAACGCACGTCAGGTCATTCTCATTACACACAATCCGCAATTCATCGTGAATCTCGACGTCGACAACGTAATTTATATCGGCAAGCAAGACGGCAAGCTCTTTATCAGAAGTGGCGCCCTCGAATACGAGTGCACCGATTACAGCATGCTCGAAACAGTTGCCGATAACATTGAGGGCGGACTTGAGACCATTCAGAGAAGGATGAAAAGATATGAAAAGGCAAGTTAGTTTCGAAGACACGCAGGATAGTTATCGCTTCGTGCTTGTTGGTGATGAGGAAACCGCCTTCGAAATTAGCAAGGGTACCTTGACGTTTAGCACTAACGATTTCTACAAGCTCTTCTTTATGGGGTTGAAAGAGAAGCCTGAGTACGAGCTTGCACAACCTGCAGATAGCCTCCAAGGTCAGGCTAAGCATGTCTACGACACCGTCAAGGCAATCTTTAAGAAGGCTTGCGATTCGATAGACGCCTCATGGTTCGTGGAGGACGAAGAACAGGCTGCTGAATCGGTTGACGATCTAAGTGAAGAGTCATTCTAAACAGGTAAGGAATGCACCATGCAGGCATACAAGAAGCAAATCGGCGACATCTTCCCGCGAAACAAGCTGTTGGAGATACCCTTCTACCAGCGCGCCTACGTATGGGGCAAGACGGAATGGGAGCGCATCCTCGAAGACCTCAAAGGAATGTGCGAGCGGGATGAGGAATACTTCCTCGGATCTGTCATCCTCAAGGACACGACCGTCAAAGGCGCAAACGAGGAGGGCTTCGCCGGCAAGTTCGTCGTCGTTGACGGGCAGCAGCGACTAACAACGCTTCTCGTGATGATGCGCGTCATCGCCATCATCAACGACGACATCGACACCTTCGAGAACTTCTTCATCACCAAGAACAAGAAGAAAGACTTCGTCGCACCGTCGATGCGCCACAACCACAAGGACAGGCCCGCCTTCGAGCGGATACTCGCCCTCACCGAGCTCGAGGACATCGAGGGCGAGACCGGCGTCATCGGCGCATACAACTACTTCAAGGAGAACATCGACGAGGAAACCGCCGAGCTAATGGACCTGAGCGAGATGACCGAGCTCATGGCCTTCGTCATGATCACCGTGGACGACGGCGAGGACGAGCAGCAGATCTTCGACACCATCAACTCCCTGGGCGTTCGCCTTACCACCGCCGAACTGCTCAAGAACTACTTTTTCAGCAGCGAAGACATCGACCTCTACAAGGCAAACTGGGAGGCTGTGTTCGAGGCCGATGAAGAGACGCGTGCCTACTGGGACCAGGAGATAACGACCGGCCGCTTCAAGAGGTCCCTTATCGACATCTTCTTCGACTCATTGCTCCAGATCCTCGTCGAGGACAGCGAGATCGAAGTCACCGCCGACGACAAGAAGGCATACGAAAAGGTAGAGAAGCTATTCCAGTCGTATCGCAACTTCATCGAGATCAGGCACTATCGGAGCAAGCAGTACGTGCTCGATTCCATAAAGCCGTTCGCCACGTGGTTCAAGGCGACCTTCAATCCCGACGCCTGTGACAGCGTCGTGGGCAAGGAGCCCGGAACCGACAGGATCAACGTCGTCATCTTCGGTTTGCAGAATTCGACGCTCATCCCGTACATCCTCTACCTGAGAAGCTGCATGCCAAACGACGAAGCGACATTTAGCAAGATGCTCGGCATCCTCGAGTCCTTCATCATGCGACGCATTGTGTGCCGCGAAACCACGAAGAACTACAACAGGTTCTTCAACGGGCTCATCCGGGAGGACATCGACACGCCCGACAAGCTTGTCGGTAAACTGGCCGCGAAGGAAGATGTCACGACCGCCTATCCCGACGACGATGCTTTGAAGGCAAGCTTCCACGAGGAGCACCGCCTTACCTCGTTGCAGGCCAGAGGCATCCTCTACCTGCTCGAGACGGCAATGTGGCCGGAGGGGTCAAGTACCACCATGCTCGGGTTCAAGCCCTACAGCCTTGAGCACCTCATGCCCAAGAAGTGGCGCAACCATTGGGGTCGCCTCGGAAACAAAGAGGCTGAGGAGCAGCGCGACAGGACGCTGCTCACCCTCGGTAACCTTGCCGTGATTCCCCAAAAGCTCAATGGCTCCATCAGCGATTCCGCCTGGAAGTCTAAGAAGGCAGGTACCAAGAGGACCAAGGGCCTAACGCTCTGTGCTGGCGGGTTGCCGTCAATGGTAGGGCCTCTTGCTTCTGACGTGTGGAATGAGGATTTGATCTCTGAACGCGCTGATTTGCTTCTCGGATACGCCACGATAGTCTGGCATGTTGATATTCCCGATGTGCCAGTCGTTGTTGAACCCGACAACAGCGAAACGGTCCTGTATTTCTGCACGGGCAACGAGTCTGACGCATCAGGCTATCTGAGTAGCGGCGGATTTACGGTACAGGCCGGGTCGCGTATCTCAAGTCACATAGTGCCTTCGCTTGAAGCCCATCATCCCTGGAGCGCGGAAGACCGTGAAGAGCTCATCGCCAATGGCACGATTGTGGACGGCGTCTTCCAGAAGGACCATGAATTCGAGTCGCCTACGAGGGCAGCAGACGTCATCATCGGGAGACCGACCAATGGCCAGGAGGCCTGGAGCACAAAGGACGGAAAACAGCTCAAGGAGCAATAGCAAAACCCCCAGCTTGTGACACCCCAAGACAATGCCCGTACCGGTAAAGGTGCGGGCATGAGACCAATGGCGGCCAGGAAGCCACGCAGGGTGCGCAGGACCAGGCGCAACAGCAGGGCCAAGAGCAGCAGGAAACGCAGCAGGGCCAGCAGGAATTGACCAGCGGCAACGCCCCCGACTACGAGAAGCAGATCGCCGAACGCGACGAGAAGATCGCATCGCTCGAGGCCCAGGTGGCCGAGGCCGCGAAGAACGCCGAGACGGCCGAGCAGCTGCGCGGCGAGATCGCCGAGCTCAAGGCCCAGGGCGAGAGCGACCGCATCGACTTCAAGCTGCAGCTCGCGGGCGTGCGCAACGTGAAGGCGGCACGCGCCCTTCTTGGCGACCACGACAACGACGTGGACAAGCTCAAGGAGGCAGAGCCCTGGCTCTTCGAGGCCGGCGGCAAGCACGCCAAGGGCGGCAACGCCGGCGGCTCCGGCACGACCGGCCTGCCGAACGCGGGCGCGGCCAGCGACGAGGGCAAGACGCTCAAGCACTGGCGCGAGATCGCGGGACTCACCGACGACGACACCAAGAAGGAGGGCTAACCCATGCCTAGCAACAACATCGCGTTCGCACGCAACTACACCTCGGTGATCGACGAGGTGTACCAGAGGGCGTCCGTCTCGGGCGTGCTCAACTCCGGCCGCCGCATGGTCCGTGCCGGGCACAACGCCAAGGAGATCCTCATCCCGAAGATCTCCGTCACCGGCCTCGGGAACTACACCCGCAACGTGGGCTACAAGACCGGCGCGATCACCTACGAGGTCGAGACCAAGACTTTCAACTACGACCGTGGCATCCGCCTGTTCGCGGACGTCATGGACGTCGAGGAGGCCGGCGTGAACGACTGCTTCGTGGAGGCGGGCGCGGAGCTCCAGCGCACGCAGGTGGCACCGGAGGCCGACGCCTTCACCTTCGCGCAGATTGCCGGGCACACGGGCGTGACCACGGTCTCCGAGAGCTACGCGAGCGCAGACGCCGAGGACATCCTGGAGGATCTGCGCACGGTGACCTCCGCCATGGACGAGAACCAGGTGACTCTGGGCAGCCGCATCCTGTTCATCACGCCCACGCTCAAGGGCGTCCTGGACGACTTCTCCTACGCGAACCCGAACCGATCCAACCGCGTGATCGAGCGTTTCTCGCGCATCGTGGAGGTGCCGCAGGTGCGCTTCTACACGGCCATCGACCTGCTCTCCGGCGACAACGACCAGTTCGGCTACCAGAAGCGCGCGGCGACCTACGAGCTGACCACGGACACCGAGGTCGATTCCGGCAAGACGTACTACACCCGCTCGGGGTCCGGCACGTCGGCGAGCCCCTACGTGTACACCGAGGTCGCGAGCCCCGTGAAGGCCAACCTGGGCACCTACTACGAGATGACCACCACGCCCGGCCTGGACATCAACTTCATGGTCGTGGAGCGCAGCGCGGTCATCAAGTTCGACAAGCACGTGGCGAGCCGGGTGTTCTCCCCGGACGAGCTCGAGGCACTGGACAGCTACATGATGAAGTATCGCAAGTACGGCATCGTGGAGCTCTTCGACAACAAGCTCGACGGCGTGTACGTGTCTGCGAGCACGTCCTAATGGCCTCCACGGTCACATACCAGTTCTACGCGGACAGCTATGGGGGCGGTCTCTCCGAGGCCGCCTTCTCGGCTAACCTGCCCCTGGCGGACAGCCACGTGAGGTGGCTCTGCGCCGTCAAGGGTGCGACGACCACCTGCAACGTGTTCAAGCGCGCCGTGTGCGCGGCAGTCGACGCCTTCGCCGAGTACGGCGCGGGCGAGGTCGGAGGCTTCCAGATCGGCGAGTTCAGCGTGAAGAACTACGCGTCGCAGCAGACGACCGGCGAGGAGCTGGCGACGGCCGCGGCGCTGCGCGAGCTGGGGCTCTCCGGCATGGCGTTTTCGGGGGTCTGCTGATGAGGTCGATCCGCCCGATACCGCGCTCGGCGCTGCCCGACACCATGACCGTGCGGGCACCCCTTCCCGACGGCACCTACGACGAGCCCGAGCTGATCTGCAACGTGCGGTTCGAGCGGACCCAGAAGGTCTCCGACGACGCGCATCGGAGTGCGGACGCTGGTGGCGGGACCGTGTTCGTGGACGCCGTGAACTCGATCGGCGCGTTCGAGGTCAAGGCGGGGTCGCGGGTGGCCGTTCCATGTACGTGGCCGAGGTGCACCGGTGCGAGGACCTGTTCGGCCGGGTGCACCACTGGGAGATCAAGGTGAGGTGAGCTGGCTTGCAGCTTTCGTTTCTTATCGCGAAGGCCCTGCTAGATGGCGACTTCGCAAGCTACTTCGCAAGTGTTCCGTCAGCGTTGGACGATCCCGAGCCGATCGTGCTGCGGCAAGGAGCCTTTGAGCGCGAGGCGCGGATGGAGGACGAGGAGCGCGGGACCGTGACGGTCGCCGTGCTCGTCGTGCGCGATGTCGAGGCCCAGGCCGAGGCGGACGCACAGGCCTGCGAGCGCTGGATCAGCACCTACGGCTGGGAGCCGGTCGCCGAGAACGGCAGCTGGCGCATCTGCGGCCTGGACACGGCAGCGCCCGCCTTCAAGGAGCGCGACGGGGCCGGCCGCTTCGTGTACGAGTTCGACGTGAGGCTTACGGTGGTGAGGAGCCTATGAGCGACAAGACCAGACGCGTTAACAACGCTGGACGAACGCCCGAGCCCGTGGTTAAGCGGGCCAAGCCCTTCGGCAAGGACGACCGCGCGGCACGCGAGTCGCAACGTCGGGCGTCGTCCTACGGGAGAGCGAGGGGCAACGCATGAGGTCGATCGTCTACGCCGGCAACGACTTCTCCGACGTCTGCAGTGCGGAGGTGGTCGCGAGGTCCGCGAACCCCATCATCGCCGAGTACATGCGCGTCCCCGGCCGTGCCGGGGCTCTTCTCGTCACGGGCTACATACCGCCTGTCGACGTGACCGTGCGGCTCTTCATGGACATGGGCTACAACCCTGGCTTCACCGGCATGGCTCAGATGCGGGCCAAGGTGCGACGGTGGCTGTCGTGGCCCGGCGGCGGGAACCTGATACTTCCGGACGACCCCGAGATCGAGTACCGCGACGTGATCCTCGTCGGCGCGGCAGACTGGTCGAACCTCTTCGAGGACGGCGAGTGCCAGCTGACGTTCACCCTGTTCGACCCCATCGGGTGGGGGCGGCAACTGGCCGACTCTTCCCGAGATACGGCTCGTGGCGGCTTCCGGCTCCTATCTGCAGGTGTCGGTGCCGGCTATCGGGCGCGGCATCCGCGTGGACTACGAGTTCGCTGGCGGCGAGGCTGTTGTCGTCGACTGCCAGGGCGAGACGGTGCGCATCAACGACGTGGACGCGCGTGACTGCGTGGCGCTTGCGAGCGACTTCTTCGCGCTGGATCCCGGCGAGGCGATCCTCTCGACATCCAACTGCACCTACGTGGAGACGCGCTTCTCCGAGAGGTGGGCGTGATGGCGAGCATGGCGCCGACGCTCTACTGGTTCGACCGCTGGGACGAGCGCATCGGGCTTTTGCGCGTTGTCGGCGAGCTCGTGCACACCGAGGAGCTCAACGGCGAGGACACGCTCGAGTTCTGCAGCTACGAGGTGCCGGCAAAGGGCGACCGGCTGCTGTGGCTCGACGGCGAGACCTGGCGCGCTCTGCGAGATGCTCGACGACTTCATCGAGGAGGCGCAGCTCGTCTCCCGCACGGCGTTGCAGGCCCTGACGGCTGTACTCGCGCCGACGAGGTGGTCCATCGTGTACTGCGCATCCCTTGGAACCGCCGGGGCGCTCATCTACCACCAGAACGCACTCTGGGCGCTCCGGCGCGTCGCCGAGGTCTGGGGCGGCGAGGTAACGCCGGTAATCACGGTTGCGAACGGACGCGTGGCGTCGAGGGCGATCCGCCTGGACGAGGAGCGCGGCGAGTGGCGTGGCCTGCGCTTCACCTACGGCAAGAACATGGCCGGGTGCACGCGCACGGTGCTCGAGCAGGATGTGTACACGGCGCTCTACGGCTTCGGGGCGGGCCTGCCCTTCACCGACGAGGACGGCAACTACAAGGCCGGGTACCGGCGCAAGCTGACCTTCGGCGAGATCAACGGCGGCCTGAACTACGTGGCCGACGAGAGCGCCAAGCTGGTCTGGGGCCGTTGGAACGCGGACCGAACCGCCAGGGTGCATTCCTTTGGGCAGGTGACGTTCTCCGACGTGACCGAGCCCGAGCGGCTGATCGTGCTGACGCGGCGGGCGCTTGCGGAGGCGACGCAGCCCAAGGTGAGCTACGAGATCGACGTGGCGGCGCTCGACGGCGACGACGCCGAGCTGGGAGACACCGTGGCCGTGATCGACACGTCGCGGGACCCCGAGTGGAGGCTAACGGCGAGGATAGTGCGGCGCGTGCGCACGTTCGGCGAGACGGTGGTGGCCCGCGTGACCGTGGGCACGGTCCAGAAGGCCGACTACGAGCAGGTGAGCGCCCTGGCGGCCGACGTGGCCACGCTGCAGAACGACGTTGTCGGCATCGACGGCAACCTGACGAGCGCGGCGTCCACCGAGCGCGTGAACGAGACCGTCACAGAGGCGATCGACGACCTGGACGAGCTCTCGGACCTGGACTTCTAAAGCCTTATGCCCTGCATACCTGATTGAGCGGCCCCGGCTGCGGTGCGCTGGAGCCCATCTGCCCTGCGAGCCTGCAGGCACGTGAGCGCGAAGCGCACCGCGGACGGGGCCGGACGTTGCGCGGCATTGGCGTGCCGGCACGTGGGAGCTGCCGCGCAACGCTCGGACGGGTTGTGACAAGAGCTGATGATTTCCCCAGTTGGATTATGAAATTGGAGGTGCCATGCTCGAGGGATACGGACTTCACACGTTGATATGGGACTCGGCGGACGAGCGCCTGGGCGACTTCCTGGTGGCTTCTCCCGCCGATGCGACGGGACGCGGGCTCGAGCTCCACGTGCGCCAAGGAGGCGCGGCGGCCGACCTGACCGGGGCCGAGGTCTATTTCATCTGGCGCCACAAGGCTACCGGCAGGCGCGGATGTGAGCCCATGGAGGAGATCGACGAGTCGCTGGGCCAGTACGTCGTGTACTACCCGGCGGCAATGCAGGAGTCCGAGGGCGCGGTGGAGGCGCAGTTCATGGTGAGCTGGGACGACAAGTCCATCAGCACGAGGGCATTCACGATCCGCGTGGAACCCGTCATCGTCGGCGGCACCGAGAGCGAGGACGGCTTCACCCTGTTCGTTGAGACCATCAAGCGCTACGAGGGCGCTATCGATATCACCAACGAGGCCGCCGACGCTGCCAACGAGGCGGCCGAGGCGGCTGAGGACGCTGCAGACAGCGCAAGCGCGGTGGCCGCAGCCATCCAGGAGGCGGCGCGGCGCGGAGACTACGACGGCGCGGACGGTTTCAGCCCGACGGCCACCGTCACGCAGACCGAGGGCGGTTGCACCATCACGATCACCGACAAGAACGGCACGACCACGGCCGACGTGGCCAAGGGCGTGAAGGGCGACAAGGGTGACACCGGCGATACCGGTCCCCAGGGCCCGAAGGGCGACACGGGCGAGCAGGGGCCGCAGGGCATCCAGGGCCTCACCGGGCCGAAAGGTGACAAGGGCGATACGGGAGCCACTGGCGCCACGGGACCGCAAGGGCCGAAGGGTGACACTGGCGAGCAGGGACCGCAAGGAATTCAAGGCTTGACTGGCGCAACAGGCCCGCAAGGGCCAAAAGGCGACACGGGAGATGCCGGCGCGACCGGTCCGGCTGGGCCTCAGGGAGCGACGGGGCCTGCCGGCGCCGATGGCACGCCTTGCACGCACAGCTGGAACGGCTCTGTGCTGACCGTGACGAGCGCATCAGGCACGAGCTCGGCCGACCTTCGCGGGCCGCAGGGCATCCAGGGGATCCAGGGCGAGACCGGTCCCCAGGGCGAGACGGGACCGAAGGGCGAGACCGGCGCGACCGGTGCCACAGGACCACAGGGACCCAAGGGCGACACGGGCGACGACGGCGCGGACGCGACCATCACCGGGGCCTCGGCCACCGTCGACTCGTCTACCGGCACGCCTTCCGTGAACGTCACGCTCGGCGGCACGGCGTCTGCCAGGACGTTCTATGTGATTCGAAAGAGCGACGGTTGTTCATCTGTCGAATGCTGCGATGAGAAGAATCCTGTTAGCAGCACTTATGAGTTGCTTTGGGAAGAACTATTCCATCCTGAATGCAGGTCACTAACGGCTCAGAACGTTTCACGGCGCATCACGGAGACCTTCTTCAGGCTGGTTGGAGGTCTTAAGCCAGAAAAGGTCATTGCAGAGATGGTAAGCCCTGACCGAGAAATCGCGAGATCCTTTATGTCTTGGGCTCATGCAGGATCGCATAGCCCCTTTGATGACGAAACATTCGCAAATAGGGACACCACCACGGAAGTCTATAAACGAGTTCTAGGTATGGTATTTAAGAATGCCGGTTACGAAAGTCATTACGAACAAATGACCTCGCGCTACGGCAACAATCAGGCATAGCATCTCAATACTCAGACTTTGTGACAACCCGCTAACCTCTTCTCAGGTTGGTGGGCTGCCTCCATGTTGGCCGCCCCACGAGACGAAGGGTGGACCCATGGAGGATGAGACTAATGGCAGGGCGCAGGAGCAGGCGCTTTACCCCCATTTTTGGGACATGGCTTTAGATCCGGACCATCCTCCTGGCTGTACTGTGAGAAAAATGCTTTCGTTAAAGCTATAGATTCCGACCTGAGACCAAGAATACATTCATGAAAAATCGGACAAAATAAAGAAAGGTAGACAACCTTAATTAGGCCATCTACCTGTTTTATCTGGAGCGGGCAACGAGACTCGAGCCCGCTTATGATGACTTGGGAATACAATCTTTGGAGAAACTACAAGAGATCTCTTTGTCTGTTTACGCTGCTAGGATGGCAATGGTTCGAAATCACTGCACCACCGACCTTAGCCAACCGAGGGCATCGGCGACAGCATTGCGCATGTAAGGAGTACAGGCATTGGGGCCTCCGAAGAAGCGCACGGTGCTCACGTCTGACTTGTTGTCCTCTAAGATGGAGAAAGTCGAGGTGTTGGTGTCTGCGGCCAACAACAATACACTACCGTCCTTACCAAGCAGCGGACCTCCAGCTAGTGCATCGGGGAAGTTGCCACCAAAAGCCACACCTGCGCCCTCAACGCGCATACCGCCACCGCCTTCTGCAAGGCACCAATTCGCTATGAGTAATGCCGTTTCGTAGCGGTCTGTGCCACCAAGGCGGATGGATGCGATGCCCGTTACACTATCAACAGCAGCAGCCACACCTTCACTCACAACTGTCGTACCACCAAGTATCAGCACACGTTCGAAGCCACCTGATCTGAGTGCGGCTGTGGTGTCTGGGTCAAGAGTCGACCCCACCAGGAAGATCGGGCTTGATGAGGAGGCAGCGAAAGGGGAGATGGCCAATGCATCCGGGTAGTTGCCACCATAGGCGACAATAGCGGTCTTGGACTCGCCAGATGTGCCCCAGCCGCCAAGCCTGATGCCTTCCTCGTAGATCTTGATGGCCGTCTCGTAGCGGTCTGTGCCACCAAGGCGGGTGACATCGCCATAGTCAGCGAGTGAGGATGCGACCTGTTCGGATACTGCCGATGTACCGCCGATGATGTAGGCCATTGCGGGATCGAGCTCATTGAGGGCAGACGTGACCTCTGGGGGTATGGAGCCTTGCGGCACCAGCAGGATCGGATAGGATAGCTTACCTGCGAGCGCTGAAGCGCCTAAGGCATCTGGGAAGTTCAGTCCGTTGGCGATAATGACGCCTGTTGCACCTTCAGGATATGCCGCCAATGCTGTTCTCGCAGCCGTGGCATAGCGGTTATCGCCCGCGAGGGTTATGGCTGTGGGTTCCTTCTCGAAGGTGGCTTGGACAGTGACGTCGGTGGCAGGCATGGTGAATGCGTCGTCCTCGATGGTCACCTCACCGCTTATCACCTGCCAGGACTTGAACTCGTAACCGCTGTTGGGCGTGGCGGTAAGGGTTACCTCGGTACCGATGGTAGCTTCGGTCACATCCGCGCTCGCCGTGCCGTTACCGTCGTCTTGGATGGTGACCGCGTAGATGATCGCCTCGAAGGTGGCTTGGATGGTGACGTCATTGGCAGGCATGGTGAATGCATCATCGACGATAGTCACTCCACCGCTTATCACCTGCCAGGACTTGAACCTGTAGCCGCTGTCGGGTATGGCGCTCAAGGTCACCTGGGTACCGACAGCAGCTTCGGTCACGTCCGCGCTCGCCGTGCCGTTACCGTCGTCTTGGACAGTGACCGTGTGACCTGGAACTATCCTGTTATTCAATTCATCCTTTATATGTGTTGACTGCGTGATGTTGTTCGTGTAAAGCGTCATGCCACTGCTCGCTGCAAGCGCCCACCAGTTGTCGAGATAGGCACTTGGAACGTTGACGGTGACATACGATCCCCTTCCGCTCGAGATATTCCAGTTGACATCATGGGTGCCAAACCAACCCACATCGGATATAGCGTTAAGTTCGGTGAGTTTTGTGCAGCCCATGGCATAGGAGGACATGAAAGTGGAGGGATAATCTGTAAAATTTAGCCTCGATGTGTCTGGGATACCGAGGCTCGTGAGACTCGTGCAGCCATGGGCGTAGGAGGACAGGAAGGAGCTATAAGCTGCGCCCAGTCCCGAGGTGTCGGGGGCATCGAGGCTCGTGAGGCTCGTGCAGTAATAAGCGTAGCGGGACATGAAGTATTCGCCAGCTGAGGTCAGTCCCGAGGTGTCGGGGGCATCGAGGCTCGTGAGGCTCGAGCAGCCCATGGCGTAGGAGCGAGGCTCGTGAGGCTCGAGCAGCCATAGGCGTAGTGGGACATGAAGGAATCACCTACTGAGGTCAGACCCGATATGTCGGGGACACCGAGGCTCGTGATGTTAGTGCAACCACTGGCGTAGCGGGACATGAAGGAATCACCTACTGAGGTCAGACCCGATATGTCAGGAACACCGAGGCTTGTGAGTTCCGTGCAGCCATAGGCGTAATAGGACATGAAGCGGTCGCCTGCGCTCGTAACACTCGAATCTATTTCCACCGTCACGCTTGCCTTGACATTGGGCAAAATGGCAACTTGATTAAAGGGCATCCCGCCGCTCAAAGGCGTGAAGACATAAAGCGTATCACCGGCAGCGTAGTCCGACGCGAAAAGCCGTGCGCCCGGAGCAGACCAGATCACTCCATTTGTCGACCATTGGCTGCCCCTCACCATTTCCTTATCTATAGGCACTGCATCTGCGGTAAGCGTCATCGTGGCAATGACACCGGGAGCACGCACATCATAACCTGGTACTATCCTGCTATTCATCTCATCCTTTATGTGGTTTGTCTGCATGATGCCGTTCGTGTAAAGCGTCATGCCACTGCTCGCTGCAAGCGCCCACCAGTTGTCAAGATAGGCACTTGGAACGTTGACGGTAACATACGATCCCCTTCCGCTCGAGATATTCCAGCTGACATCATGGGTGCCAAACCAACCCACATCGGATATAGCGTTAAGTTCGGTGAGTTTTGTGCAGCCCATGGCGTAGAAGGACATGAAGCTGGAACCAGCTAAGGTCAACCCTGAGGTGTCGGGGACACCGAGGCTCGTGAGGCTCGTGCAACGAGAAGCGTAGGAGGACATGAAGCTGGAACCAGCTAAAGTCAACCCTGAGGTGTCGGGGACACCGAGGCTCGTGAGGCTCGTGCAACGAGAAGCATAGGAGGACATGAAGCTGGAACCAGCTAAAGTCAACTGCGAAGTGTCAGGGACACCGAGGCTCGTGAGGCTCGTGCAACCAGAAGCGTAGAAGGACATGAAGTATTCGCCAGCTGAGGTCAGTCCCGAGGTGTCGGGGGCATCGAGGCTCGTGAGGCTCGAGCAGCCCATGGCGTAGGAG